CTTTTTACAAAAAACTTGGGAAATCTTTGATAAAAACAAAGATATTTATAGTATAACAATAAAAAATTAATTAACCAAACATTAATCAATGGCAAATTCAAACAGAGTATTCGTATCTCCCGGTGTATACACATCAGAGAAGGATTTGACTTTTGTTGCACAAAGTGTAGGTGTAACAACTTTAGGTTTAGTGGGTGAGACTTTGAAAGGTCCTGCATTTGAACCAATCCTAATCACAAGTTTTGATGAATTCAAAACATATTTTGGTGGTACTTCACCAGACAAAGATGGAGATGGAAATCCTAAATATGAATTAGGATACGTAGCAAAATCATATTTACAAGAATCAAATCAATTATTCGTAACAAGAATATTAGGTAAATCAGGTTATAAACCATACAAAACATTTGGAATAAAAACTTTAGGTGGTATGGTTATCACAGGAACATCAGCAACTTTTGTTTCTTCAGGTACAACTGATTCATCTACTTTATCAAGTGTAACAGGTGGTACTTATCATGCAGATTTTACAGGTAAAACCGCAACAACTGGTGATGATATAGAAACATTCATGGTTTCAAACTTCAGTGGTTATACAACAGGTAATACGGATAATTGGTTCGTTATCGGTGATGTACCAACATCTGCAACAAGTGGATTAACAGGTACACAAGTAACATCACCAATAGGTGCATACAATAACAAAAATTGGTTTAACACTTATAACAACGGTTCAAATGAAGTTTATTCATATTTGTTTGTATTCGATGGTACTGAATTTATTACTTCAAAATACGAATGGGGTTCTAAAGTAAATTCAGATCATGATGGTCAAATCGTTGCAGCCCTTAGATCAAGAGGTTCATATGTTCAAAATGTACTTGTACATAGAGTAACAGGTAATACAATGTCTGTTACATCTGTGGATGATATCACAGTAAATCCTTTAGGTGAATTCCAAATTGCAGTTACCGATATCGATGGTACAGGATTTACATTCAATTGTTCTTTAGACCTAACTTCTACAAAATACATTTCAAAAGTATTAGGTACAGAAGTCTTCGATAAAGACAAGTCACAATATCCATTATACGTTCACGAGGTTTATCCTAACTACCTTAAATCTGCATTTCAACAAGGATTAGTAAAAGGTTTAAGTTTAACTGAGGTATTTGTATTAGAAGGTGATAATTTCTTAGGTGAGTGGAACACACCTGGTTCACCAATGGTGGTATCTGAAGTTCGTGGTAATAAAGTAGACGATTTATTTGAAATTTTAACTATCTCTGATGGTGAAGATGCAAATAAAGAAATTAAGATTACAATTTCAAATATTAATTTGGACACTGGTGATTTCGATATTTTAATACGTGATTTCAATGACACTGACGATAACATGGTAGTATTAGAAAAATTCTCAAGATGTTCAATGAATCCAGATGTTTCAGGATACGTTGCAAGAAAAGTTGGTACGTCTGATGGAGAATATACATTGAATTCAAGATATATCATGTTAAACATGGCGTCTAATGCACCATCAAATGCATTCCCCGCCGGATTTAAAGGTTTCACAAAATCAGGTTCAACTTTAGGTAGTGTACTATATAAGACAGAATTTTTTGATTCAGGTGAAACAATGTACTATAATGCAGATGGTTCACCAGTAACAAATACAGGTGGAGACAAGTATAAGAAAACAAGTTTAGGTTTATCTAATCAAACTGCTTACAAGTACGATGCTGATTTGTTTAAATGGAAAGGTTCATCAGCAGAAGCAGTTACATCTGGTTTCCATATGTCAACAAATGCATCTTCAATTACTGGAACTACATTTGTAACAACTCCATACGATTTAGAAGGTACGGATAAAGGTAAACTTAATAATATTAATTTCCGTAAATTCACGTTCGCCGTATGTGGTGGTAGAGACGGTTGGGACATTTATAGAAATGTTAGAACATATGGTGACGCATATGTATTCGGAAAACAAACTTATATCTCTGGTCATACAACCAACGGTGGTGTTTTCAGTGAAAGTGTTGGTAATTCCGATTACTACTCTTATTTAGCTGGTATTGAAACATTTGCAAATCCTGAGGCTGTTGATATTAACGTATTCGCAACACCAGGTATAAATTTCAATGACCATAGTTCTCTTACAAGTCAAGCAATTGATATAGTTGAAAATGAAAGAGCGGATTCAATTTATATAATGAACTCACCAGGTCCACTTTCTGAAACAACCGCTGAAGGTGTGGTAAATTCTTTAGATGATTTGGGTTACGATTCAAACTATTCAGCAACATATTGGCCTTGGATTCAGGTAAGAGATACTGATAATTCAACTCAGTTATATCTACCACCTACTTGTGAGGTTGTGAGAAACATAGCTTTAACAGATAATGTTTCATATCCTTGGTTCGCAGTTGCTGGTTATTCAAGAGGTTTAGTAAACGCAATCAAAGCATACAAGAAACTTACCCTTGATGAAAGAGATGAATTATATAAAAATAGAATCAACCCAATTGCTACATTCTCTGATACTGGTACAATAATTTGGGGTAACAAAACCCTTCAAGTTAGAGAATCGGCACTTGATAGAATTAATGTAAGAAGATTATTATTAAGAGCTAGAAAATTGATTTCAGCTGTTGCGGTTAGATTATTATTTGAACAAAATGATGACCAAGTAAGACAAGAATTCTTAAGATTGGTGAACCCAATTCTTGAATCAATTAAAAAAGAAAGAGGTTTGTACGATTTCCGTGTAAGTGTGTCAAATGACCCTGAAGATATCGATGCAAATACTTTAAGAGGTAAGATTTATATCAAACCTACTCGTTCTTTAGAATTTATTGATGTTGAATTTATAATTACACCAACAGGTGCATCTTTTGAGAATATCTAAAAAACAAAATAGAATAAAATAAGGGGTCCAAAAGGACCCCTTTTCTATTTATAGAGACACCCTAAGGGTGATTCAAAACACGTTCCACATGGAACCATATTTTATGAAAAACATAACTTCACAAAATACCCAGTATACTAGTATATTCTAGAACTAGTTATTTAATATTTATAGATAATTAATTTATTCTGGAACTAGATACTGGAGCCTGTAAAAAACTACGAAAAAAAAGTCATAAAGTCAAATAAAAATCAATAAAAAAATTATTTCCAATACTGATATATTTATAAGAAAGTAAATAACTAAAAACTTAACAAATACAACATGGCAGATTTACTAATGAAAATGCCGGTTCCATATGAACCGAAAAGAGTTAACCGATTTATCGTTCGTTTCCCATCATCATTGGGTATCAACGAATGGTACGTAACATCGGCCGCTAGACCAAGTGCAAAAATAAACGCAACTGAAATACCATTTTTAAATACATCAACCTATGTGGCTGGTAGATTTACTTGGGAAGAAATAAGAGTAACATTTAAAGACCCAATAGGTCCTTCAGCTTCACAAGCATTAATGGAATGGTTCCGTTTACACGCTGAATCTGTAACAGGTCGTATGGGATACGCTGCGGGTTATAAAAAAGACATTGAACTTGAAATGTTAGACCCAACAGGTGTTGTAGTTGAAAAATGGATTTTACAAGGTTGTTTTATTACAAACTTAAACTTCCAAGAATTAGATTATTCAAGAGATGATTTAGCATCAATCCAATGTTCATTAAGAATGGATAGATGTATTCAAGTTTACTAATATTTTTTACTATATTTTGAAACCCGGTAAAATACCGGGTTTTTTGTTTTTATAAAAACTTTACTTTCTCATAGTTATAGTATAAAATTATACTATGGAAAAATTTACAATAGACCCAACAATTGCATACGATGTTGTTGAATTACCTTCACAAGGTGTCGTTTATAAAAATGGTAAAAAAAGTTTAAGAGTTGCATATCTTACTGCATCAGATGAGAACATTCTAACTTCTCCAAATTTAATACAAAACGATACTGTTATTGAAGAACTATTGAAAAGAAAAATATTAGATAAAGATTTTGATGTTACTGAATTAATAAATGAAGACAAACAAGCTATTTTAATATTTTTAAGAAATACAGCTTTTGGTACAGAATATGAATTAGAAATATTAGACCCACAAACCAATAAACCATTTACAACAAAAGTTGATTTATCTGTATTGAAGGTAAAGGATTTCAAATTACAAGCAGATTCTAATGGTGAATATTCTTATTTTATGAAAAACGTAAAGAAGAATATAACTTTTAACTTTTTAACAAATCAACAAGAAAAAGATTTAGAATTAATTAAAAATAGTAAATCAGATAATTTAGTTGTTCCAACAAATACAAAAAGATTGGAAATGATGATTAAATCAATAGATGGACAAAGAGACCAAATGATGATTTATCAGTTTATACAACAATTACCTATAAAAGATTCACAAGATTTTAAAAAATACGTTAACGAAAATAAGCCAGGTATTGATTTAACAATCGAAGTAAAAACCCCATCAGGAGAAATAGTCAAATCATACATTGACTTTGGGGTAGAATTTTTTCGTCCTTTCTACGGAATATAAAAGAATACAATTAGAGTCTATAATTTTTTTAGTACAAAAGGGGTTTTCATATTCTGACATATTAAGAATGCCCATACATGAAAGAAATCACATTATTACACTAATGGCGAAAAATAATGAATAAACTATTTATTTAGATAAGTTAATATATGCCAGGTGGTAATCCTTTTAATACAGATGGTTCGTTAAATAAAGGTTGGTGGGAAA